CCCTGCTATACCTATACCATCTTTATCATCCATTAAATCAGTCTCTACAGCATATATATCATTTGCTTGTGGATTGAGTATAAATTCTTTGAGTGGATTGCATTGTTGTAAATCACCTACAGATCCTGCTGCAATAAACATACCTGTAGTCATCATACCTGATGTCATTGCTGGTCTAATATACTCATACGTCATATCCATCTTAGGAGCAATACCTGCTTCCTCATGAAAGAAATATGTACAAGGTCCACCTACACCTGTAGTAGCATTTTTCTCAAATGATGCACCTTGTATTTTAGACATAAGACCTTTGTTAGTTTTTCTGTTATTAATTCTAACTTCAATCTTTTGTTCCCATAATAAAACTTTTTCTGGAGTGCATGGTCTATACCAAGCAGTATGTTCATTAAGAAAAGTTTTATATTCATCTAAAAACTTCCATGATCCTTTATCATTAATATAATCTTTTAGAGACGCACCTATCTTACATATGGATCCTTCTTCAAACCAAAATTGATTTAAAAGTTTAGCCATATGAAAATATGAAGATGCTATCTGACGTTTCTTAAGTATAGCAACATGTTTGTTATGCAACTCAGCAAGTATCTCATAGAGAGCCATATGATATTGAGCATCTCTGATCTTAGCAAATCCATATTTTTTTTCCTCTTTGTCAAATATTGGTAAAAAGTTTAACCACATATAGTAATCTCTACTTAAATAGAAAACGTTTTTTTTACCATGATATAATACACCTACTCTACATTTAAGTTTTTGATCTTCCCAATATTTATTAAAATCTTTTGATCTAAAAGGTTTATCACAATAGAATCCTTGTTTATTAAACATAATAGCTTGTTCATTAAACAATAAAGCTATATCATCAAAATCATATTGGCCTGGCTCTTTAAATAAGTTAATAAGATATTTAGTCCAATCATCTTTTGTTTCAAAGTCTGTTGTAATCCAAGATTCATTCTTATATGTTGGTATAGAAGTATACATTACTCATCATCAACAATAGCCCATACATCTTGCTGTCTAAGTAATAAATGACTTTCATCCATGTGGTCTACCTTAACAGGTTGTACAAATTGATTAAAAAGTACTACCTCTCCTTCAAACACTCCTTTAACTTCATCACCTATTCCTACAACAGTACCACGGTCTTCTTTTGTTTGGTTAGATTCTGGAATGTATATGTTTGTATTAGTATATGTTTCCTCAGCACTGTGTTGTTTTATTAGAAGTCTATCTCCTATTGGTCTAATTTTACTCATTTTAATTTAGTTTTAATTTATAATTGATCATATGCTAATCCCTGCCCACCTCGGACCTGGCTTTTTTGTTCATCTTTCATATCATTGTAAGCACCCTTGAATGACTGTCTTATTTGATCAAACTTAGCTGCTGTATTTACTAATGATGTTAAATTACCATCTCTACCATGCTCAATAGATGTGGTCTCCATATATCTAGCTAGTCTATCTAGCATTGTTTTAATACCCTTGTATGCTCTATACGTTGGTGTTTGGTACATCTCTTTACACATGTCAACAGCTTGTCTAATCTTTCCGTTTTCTGGAGAATCTTCCAATCCAATCTCTTGAATTATTAAATCTTCTTTCTCATGTTCTGGGACATTAAAGAAAGGATTCATATCAGGATCAGGACATGTCATATAGAATATATAAAGGTAAACTGATAAATATGTAACCGGATATTCATCCATAATAACCTTTAAGGATTTTAAAGTATAACAGTGTTCTGATGGTATTACTTTACCATTTTGTATATCAAATAATTTTACTAACATTGTGGATTGTCTTTTAACTACATCACTAAGCTATTTATTTCATCTTTTAAATATGGTAGATTATACATTTTTATTTCTTTTATAATTGGTTCATTCTGATCATTATATTTAGTTATTGGATAACCAAACTCATTTTCCCCTTCTTTTTCAAATGAAACATGTTGGATTTGTAATTTCCCCACTTTAAGTTTGGGGTTATGCTTCTTAATAATATACGCATATAAGCTCATCTGTAGGTTATAATGATTTAAATTACACTCATCTAAATGACTAATTGGATTAAACATCTTACTTGTTATACCTTCCCAATTTGTAAATCCTTTTTCTTTTATTTCTTTATTTGTTTTATAATCAAGGATGTTTATAACACCATCAACTATACTAACTAAATCAGCTTGGCCACATAAACTTAATGATTTCAAGTATACAAAAAGTTCTGGATATGCACCATTATCTAGGTTTTGTTCTGGTGCAATTTTTATTCCAGCATTATCAACAATGGGTCTAATAATAGGGACTTCTACCCCATCCCTTTCAATTGTTTTAAACTCAAGTATATTTTCTTCTCTTTGGTTGTGATACCAATTACCTAATCCAATAGCTCTTTCTGTCTCTGTGTCCCATGCTTTAAGTATTTCTTTGGGGGTCATTTTATACCACTTAGATCTTTTGTTTTTGGATGATCTCTTGGCTTGCCCATCTCTATCAAACTTTGGTTTAAACATGCCAATAAAACTAGTTACACTAGTCCATTTAACTTTATCCTTTTCAAGATCTTCATTTAAACTTTCATAAATATGACCTTCTTCTTTAAATATTACCGCCATCTCTTTTTATTTTTGCTTGTTCATACTTAACCTTCTGCTCTGCTTTAAGCTTCTTTAATTTAACCTCATGTTCTTGTCTAGCTTCATGACCAAAATACACTTGATTATTAAGCTTGTTTTCTAGTTCAGGTGACATTACAGCTTTCCATCTTCCTTTAGGACAATCAGCAGACATGGCTCTTATCTTTAAGGATATGCTACAACCACAATCAGCACAACAAGGTTGTGTACCATTGACTGCACATGACGTACCCTTTTCATCTAACAATGGGCATGACTTACATTCCTGCCATCTCATTTTAGCTATAGCCTCAACGTCTTCATTTTTAAATATTTTATTTTTAATTCCTTCAGCAATTTTATCAAGATTACCAAATGCTGCAAGTAGTTTATTTATTCTCATCTCTAAATTGTTTTTTATCTTTTATATTCTCATCCACTACTTCTAAAAGATCTTCCATTTCTTTTAGCTTATTAACAACTGGTAAATGTTTTTCATATCCTGAATAAGTCATTTTCTCTAGGTTACCTAAAATATCTTTATTTCTTTTTATTGCCCCTCTAAGTTTGCCAGTTCTAATTTTAAATGTTCCAAGTCCTGGTAAATTTATTTTTGAATGCGTTAAGCTTGATAAGTTGTACCTAACCTTTCCATAGAAGAAAGAAACAAATTCACTTACAAGGTCTTTATGTACCTCTGCTTCAACAGCAATTTTATCATAAAAAGGTTTATAATCTTTAGGATTCAAAACTTAATATTTTATAATCTAATAATATTATTCCTTCTATTTCTATTTCCATCTTAGGATTTATAAAAATTTTCTTTTTATTTTCCCCGTCTTTAACAACTAAACCTTTTTTCTCTGCTTTAGACAATGCATTTCTACAGGACTGAGAGCTTTTAAATATACCAGTCAACGCTATTGTTTCACAAAATTTAGTAAGCTCTACTTTACCCATCACAGACAACGCATGTAAGCATTGTAAATCAGATGCACTAATTTGTATATCATTAAGAAAACAATGAGTAAGGAATTGGTATTTTATAACCTCATCCTTACTCATTTTTATTTTCTTTTCTATTTTGTTTACTAAAGCCATGTTTTAGAAATATCTTTACTTTCTATCAGTGTGTATGTAAAATTATTATTCCATGCTTTTCTTGCTTTTCTCATAATTTTCATAAACTGAGTCCAGTCATCATTAGCTGCAATGACTTGACAACCAGCTGACCACTTGCCTATTTTCGTAGACATTTTACCTTCATACTTAGTTGCTCTATGGATGTTAATCCCAAATATGCCAATCTGAACATTTTCTTGATTTAGATTATATATGTCATCTCTATTATTATCACGATATACAGCAACTGGATTCTGCTGCCCTAAAGCTTCATACCTTCCTTGGTGTTTTCTAATCTTATGTGATTTGGAATATTGACCTGGCTTTAGAATTGCTACACCATCAGGGTTCATAACATTTTCTACCCAATGGGTACCAGGGTCAGTAGTGCATGGAAACTCATGATACTGCCAAACACCATCCACTTTGTATGAGACAGTAATAGTATCATCAAAAGCATTAGTTACTTTATTTGCAGTGTCAGAATTTCTTACACCAACAATATTTACATTGTACTCACCGCTCTCAAAGTATTTATAACCTTTTCTTGATAGAGCTTCTTTTATTCGTTCTCTACTAAAGTTCATTATACTTGTTTTTTAAGGGTTCTTTTAATTGCTTCAGCAGCCTCTTGACCATCTTGTCTTAGTGGAGTTGCTCTCACGGGAGTGTCATCTTCACTATCTGGATCTGGTGCCATTGTTTGAGCAATATACATCTGTGCTTGTAATCTTTCTGCACGTGTCTTCTCAATATCTCTTAAAAGTTCTTCATACTCTAATTGAGTTCTTAAGTGAGGAACATTCTCTTTGTAGTATTTAGAAATATCTTTTCTCTTTGTATCTAACTCAGCTTTAGATAAGTCTTCTGGTGTTGGAACTGTTTTAGGTCCGTTGGTTTTAGCATTTGCCATTTTAAAATAATTTAAATTAATATTATGACAAATATATGTAAAAAGTTTAAATAAAAAAAGTTTAAATCATTTTTTATTAATTATATCCATTTAAAAGATCCAGTAGATCATCAATAGCACTATGTCTATGTGAATCTTCTAACACCACTTTAAATACATACTTTGATTGTGATAGTTTAGCCATATCATGATATGCTGACCAGTTTTTATCTTTGAGATCTATTTGGTATGAATCACCACAAAAGATCATCTTAGATTCTTTACCTAATCTCCCTATACACATAGCTAGCTGTGATCTGCTTAGGTTTTGGAACTCATCTACGATAACCACTGCATTATCAAATGTACGCCCTCTAAAATGAGCTAATGAGACTAGCTCAATCCTTTCATCCTTTT